CGGTCCGATGCAGCAGATCGCAAATTGGATCTACGACACCTATCCGGATTCGGCACAGCTGATCTGGGGTCCAGGTCCGCTGCTCTACAACGTCGGCGGGAACAAGATTGCGGATCAGAATCAGCTCCGCAATCAGGTGTATGCGGGAGACTTGCCGGGCCACTACGACCATGTCCACTGGGCTTCGGATGGTCCGATTGCCTCGGACGGAAAAATGGTCTCCGGCGACGGTGCCAGTGAAGGTGGCGGCATCTGGGGTTGGATTAAGGGTGTTGCTTCACGCGCATGGAACTCGCTCGTCAGCAAAACGTTCGACGCCGTGATCGATCCGATCGGCAATGCCATCCCCACCTTCGGGGACTCGTCTGTCGGGCAGCTACCCAAGACTGCTTTCAACTACATCAAGGACAAGGTTCGAGGGTTCCTGCTCGGCAAGGCTGACGAGAAGGATGGAGCGTCAGGCTCAGGCGCCGGCGTGTCGAACATGGCACCCGGGAGCGGCCCGGTCGTCGACCAGGTCCGCGAAGTCATGAAGGCCTACGGCTGGGATTCGGGTCCACAGTGGGATGCGCTCGACCAGCTCATCTCGCACGAGTCCGGCTGGAATCCATTGGCACGCAACCCGTCCTCTGGAGCCTTCGGACTAGGCCAGTTCCTCGGTGGCACGAAGGATGCCTACCTGCCGGATGAGAACCCCAACCCTGGGATTCAGGCACAGGCTATGGCGCGCTACATCTCGGACCGTTACGGCGATCCGATCAGTGCGTGGGCGTTCTGGCAGAACCCGCAACCGAATCCGTACGGCGGGAACTGGTACGACGACGGCGGTATCGCAAACGGCAAGGGTGTGATGGCCAAGAACGTCATCAAGCCTGAGCGCGTTCTCGATCCACGGGAAACCGCGGCATTCGAGAAGTGGATGGACGCCGGAGCGCATGCCCTCGACTTCGGTGCGGTTGTCGACCAGATGGCAGCCGTAGCGGAAGCCTGGGCCAACGGTGTTCACGTGATCATCGACGACGACTCTCGCCTGGCCACGCCTGGCGAGATCGCCGAACAGATCAGTGGCAACGCACTCGCAGAGATCGGCAACGAGTTCGCCGGAATCTTCGGCTTCTCCAACCCCTTCGAGGGACCGAAGATCGTCGGAGACGACGCTCTCGTTGCACGAACCGACAATGTCGACTCGCCTGACGAGGTTCGGATCGCAGACGACCAGGTCGATCGCATCGCAGGTGCAACCGATCCAGCCATCTCGCCTGCCTCGCCGGATAATGCGGCCGCCCTGAATGCACCGCCTGAGCCGACAGACGCAACCGCCCCCAACTCGACCGAAGGAGGCGGAATCGTGATCGAACACCTCGAAATAAAGGTGATCGGCGCTGGTGATCCACAGGCGGTCGCCAATCGCGTCCTCTCCTCCCTTGAAGAGCGCATGGCAGGGCTGGTGAGGAGTCGATGAACAAGTACCGCACTGTTCAACTCATCAAGCGGGACAAGCTCGATCACGACCTGATCGTGCTGACCGTCGCCGGGCCCGAAGTCGTCGAGCGCGGCTTCGGGCCCCAGGGGCTCACCCTCGCCAAGGGGTCGATGCAAGGGATTTATCACGCGCAACGAACCTCGACTGCCGAGATCGTGGCGTCGATACCCGGTTCCGCCCCTGGCTTAGACCGCGTGGAGGCTCGAACCGTCACGCTGGTCGTCGAGGCTCGAGGCTTCCCGGGGCACCCTTTCGGGGATGTCGATTCCCTCTTGTGGGAAGTCGTCGCACCCGGCGAATTCTGGGTACTGCGCGTCGAAGCAATGGACGGGCGGACTGCGCGCGAGCTCACACTCAGACGTACCCTCGCGCCGGAGCTCGTCGACGGCGACACCGACCCCGAAGAGCAAGGTCGCGCCGTCTGGAAGATCGAGGCGATCGCGCACGACCCGTGGTGGTACGGGCCGGCGAGTACCGACAAATTCACTCCGACAGGTAGCGGGATCTACGTCCTGAAGGTCGAGAACCGCGGCGACCAGGAGGCCTGGCCGCGGTTCATCATCCGGCAATCCACTGGAGATCAAACCTGGACAGTGCCGGACGGCCTCGGGCTCTACCCGTCAGGTCATGCCCAGGCAGGGCAGCGCATCAAGATGCCGTTGCCGGTCGTACCCGCAGGATTACACGGCCTCGTGGACACTCATCCACTACGGCTGCCGTTCACCCTGCCCGACCGGCCAATGGCATTCGGACTATTGCGTCAGAAGCGATTCACACACGCGATCCCAAAGCGATCAGGCGTAGTCGAGATGCCCGTCTCCGTCGTCGCACCTTCCGGCGGCGGCATCAAGGTCAAAGTTCGCCCGCCGTACGACCGGCCCTGGGGGTGGTAGCAATGCTCGACTTCGACGAGGTCGAACTCTTCCACGATGCCGAGCATCAGCGAATGAAGGAGGAGGCGAGGGCGTGGCCCACCATCGACGTCTACGACAAGAACTGGGTCCACGTCACTCGCCTCGCAGCTGAGATCGCGGGTGACTGCGAAGACATCTGCAATGACGCCGGCGAAGCAAACTTCCCGATGTACGCCTCGAACCCTGTGGCGGAATGGCTCTCGGAGGAGGTGGAGGAAGAAGAGGACGTCCACCTGATCATCGAGCAGTCGCGCACGAGATGGGCGGGCAAGGTTCGCAAGATCGGCGAGGTGATGGAGTCGGATGGGCTCGAATACTCCCGCGTCAACGCAATTCACGTCTTCGATCAATGCAAGCACGTCTACTGCTACCCAAACCCACTGTTCCCCATACAGATTCAGGCACCCAAGATCTTTGCGTGGGCAGGAAGTGCGAAGACCGGCATCCTGCTCTTGCTGTTCCTGAATCTGATGCGCCAGTTCGCGCCGGTCTGGCGACTTCCCGACAACCCGTTCGATCCCCAGTCATGGCGCGACTCACTCGACCCGTCGAAGTGGCCGATGATCATCGATCCACGTGGGCTCGGTTGGTACGACACATCCGAATGGACAGTGTTCGCCACACGCATGGGGAACTTCTATGACCTGGTTCGTCCCATCCTCGACGACTCCGGGCTGCAACTCATCGGCGAGCAATGGATGCCGGGAGATCCGCAGCCGTTCCCGGAATGGGTGATCCTCACTCAGCCGATCCTCATTTGGCGGATCGTGGACAAATCCGGCGTCCGAGGTCCGACAGGGACGCTCATCGACGGAGCAATCCGTTACGTCGCCCGCGTGGCCGATGATCTGGTTTCCGAAGTAACCGAAGCTGTGCCGTGGGTTGACCCTCCCGAGTACATGGCGCAAGGATGGTTCGGCACCAAACCCGAAGCCCCGGCGGTCGTCTGGTACTCGGCGCAGAAGTATGCGATCGAGGGAGGGACCGGCGCATCCGGAATCACCGGATGGGAGCGCAACGTTCACAAGGGTTTGGCGAAAGCTGTTGTGACGGGCGGCAAATCGCCTGGTTGGGTCAACAGTTCTGTCAAGCTCATCGCGAACGCAATATTGGGGTACATCGGGGCGATCTTCCTGAATCCCGGTTTGGCGCTGGGTGTTTTCGACAAGTACATCGAGGACGTCTTTCTCGCCTGGGCACGCATCGAGAACCGGCCCCGAGGTCAGAAGATGGGCAAGTACGCCAATCTCGAACACTTCGAGACAGCAGACAACGGATTCGGCCTCTCGACCCTGACGGCAATACGGACGGGTTTCTTCAAAACCCGTGCCTATACCTCGTTCCGGGTGTCCGTCATCAACGGTGCGCCGTACTTCGTCGGATATCACCTCGCCAACGGTGATCGCGTATCCGCCGAAAACGGTCGAAGTCGCAAGCTCTACACCGATCAAATTCGCGCACTCAAACTCACCTGGTCGCGCGAGCAGGACCCCAACTGGGCCATCTCGATCGGCGTCGACGACGACGAACAGATGCCCACCGCGCGCCTCGGTCGACAGCTCGAGCATGTTCGCACCATTGTGCAGGCCGTCTCCGTCAGTTCGTAACAGAGGAGGAACATCATGCAGCCAGGATTAAACAACAGTGGGGAACCGATCGAGGAATACGTTCCCGTCAATCCGCCCCAGATGCCACAGCCGCCGAAGAAAGCCACTGAGCCGCACCGTCATCGCGCGCTGTGGCGGTCGACGCCCATGCGAACACCTCACGGCATCGCACCCATGCGGTGGGACGTGAACATGGCAGACGACCTCGCCATGCATGCCGAAGCGGTCGGCCTGGTCCATGTCGACGACCTTGCTGCGCTCGCCGACGCAAACGGCATGATCGCCGCCGCCGATCTGCCCAAACCGACGAAGTACTTCAAACCGCCCGAACACGGCCCCGATACCTGGGTCAACCCCGGCACATGGCCGCTGATCAATGAGGAGAAGTCATGACCTTCCGAACTGCATACGGAAACACTCACTCCGAAAACGGTTGGCGCATGTGCAACCGCGACGAGTGCGACATCCCGCGCCTTCCCAACCTCTTTCTCGTCGACACCGCGCCACTCCGCAAGGGGGTTCCGCTCACGATCCTCGGTGCGTGGCTTTTCTGGTACGACCGCAACGTTGAAGAGATCCTGTCCCCGACATGGGGGTGGTCCAACACTAACGACGTCGCGAACTCGAATCACCTCTCCGGTACCGCGGTTGACGTCAATGCTCCGAAGTACCCCTGGGGACGGCGCGTCATGCCCGCAGCCCGAATCGCGAAGATCCGCGAGGGTCTTCGTCTGTTCGAGGGCACCGTCTTCTGGGGCGCGGACTGGGGCCGCGCCGACGAAATGCACTACCAGATCACATTCCGCGAAGGCGACCCACGCAACGAGGCGTTCGCTGCGAAACTCCGCGCCGGCCACCTCGGCATCTACGGCGGCGGAATGACTGTCCCCACTTCACCTGCGCCGTCACCGTCCACTTCGCGCCCGACGCTGCGTCGAGGATCTACAGGCGGCGATGTCATCTACTTGCAATCGCTCTTCAACCGCGCATACCCGGTCTATTCGAAGCTCGCAGTCGACGGAGACTTCGGTCCCGCAATGGAGTCCGTTGTCCGCGAGTTCCAGCGACGGGCAGGACTCGGTGTCGACGGCGTTGTCGGCCCCGCAACTTGGCGCGCGCTGGGCGTCCGATGATCGCCCTCTCGATCGTCGCAGTCATCGTCGGCAGCACAGGCGTAATCCTCTGGGCTGCCTGGCGATGGGCGCGCGGCTACGACTCCATCACCCGCTCTGACCGCTACGAACGAAGGAATTACTGATCATGGCTGAATCAGCACCCACCATCACGGTCGGCGTCGAACTCAACGGCACCTACACCGTTGACACGAAGTCGTTCTGGCTCGACCTTCTCGACCGAACCATCAAGACATTCATCCAGACGCTGCTGATCTTCCTCGGCGCCGGCGCAACCATTGCGTCCGTCTCCTGGACGACCGCACTATCCTCAGCGGCACTCGCAGCACTCGTCTCGTTCCTGATCGCACTGTCGACATCAACGGCACTCACTTCCGGGAACTTCCTCATTGACACCGCAGACCGCGTGGGTCGCACGTTCGTAAGCGCGCTCGTTGGCGCAATTCCTGCAACCGGAACACTCTCGGACATCAACTGGCGCGACGCACTGACTCTGGCTGCTACCGCTGCATTGATCTCCGTACTGACCTCGCTGGCATCGAGCAACTTCGGACCAACCAAGGGGCTGCCATCGCTCGCGCCAGTCAAGCCGGCGGTAGATGCCGTCATCAACGGGGACGTCGAGGAGATCGAGGATGCGGAAATCGACGCCGATCCTTTTCTAGCCAACGATTCCCCGGCCGGTGAGCACCGCCGCCCTGACGGGCACTGATCATGCTCGGTGCGCGGTTGACTGCCGCGACAGCCGGGATCATGCAGGTGACAGTCGGATTGCTCTACATCGGTCCCGAAGAGCTGGTGCGTAGACCACTGCTCCCGGGGCAGGTCTCCGCGGTGGTCTACATCGAAGGGATCGGCCCGGTCTGGACAGTCACATTCGTCCTCGCCGGGCTGTTCCTGATCTGGGCCGCCCTGCGTAAGAAAGGGTTCGTGCCCGGACATATCGCAGCAGCCGGTGTCTGGGGGCTCTACGGCGGGGCAATCCTGTTCTCTGCCTTGATGACCGAACCACCAGTGCCAGTCCTTGCCGGCACGATCGCCTCGTTCGTGGCGCTGATGAACCTGTCGATCGCACGTGGCTGTTCCGAACGGGGGCTCAGATGAACCCCGACCTCATCGCAGCGATCGGCGGCGTCATCACCGCATCCGGGGTCGTTCTCACCGGCATCCTCGGCACGCGCTCGAAGGTCAAGCTCGACGACATCGACCGCTTGAACGACGAATTGGATGAGGCGCGTGTGGATCTCGCCAAGGAGCGCCAAGAACGGGCTGCCGATCGTCTGTCACAGCAGGCGCGGCACGACACCGAAATTGCTCACCTCGAAGGGCGCGTGTCCACCCTCACCGATCAGGTCGAGGCACGGAACCGAACCATCGACAAGATCGATCGTCTCGTCCTGGTGATGCGAACACATATCGCGCGACTGAACCGCAAGATCGTCGACCTCGGTCACGAACCCCCACCGCGCCCGCCCGAGATGGACGAATAGGAGAACTCGATGACCGCACCGAATCACGAAATCCCCGACCAGGCGAATCAATTCGGCGATGTCATTCCGAACATGCGGGACATCGATCCAGCGATAGCTGCGCAGGCATCGAACCTCGGATTGTGGCAAACAGCCGAGGGCGCACGCGGGCACTTCCACGGCGGAATTCTCGGCGGATTTCTCAACATCATGCAGGCGCTCGGCTCATTCGGCGGCGACTTACTGCAAGCACTCCTCGGCAACCTCATCGGTCATGGTGGATTCCTGGGTGGCATCTCGAGCTGGTCGAAAGGTCAGCAAGACGCGATCGCCTACGCCCAAGAAACCGCCATGACCGGCGTCGACGAAGCTGCGGCTGCCGCAGCACGAGCGGCTGCGAACGAGGAAGCGAATATCGCCAACTCGACCGCGATCGCCGAAGCGAATCTCGCGATCGGCACCAAGGCTGGCATCGAGGATATTCCGACCGACGTGCCGTTGCACATGTCGCTGAACCCGGTCGACGACGCAGTGTTCCCGTTCTCCGACATGAAGCCGATCCCAGTAGGCGTAACGGGATCAACCGAGGTCAACTCGGGCGACTCCGGCCACTTTCACAACCTGGTTCCAGGCGAGGCGCGAGTCGTCATGGCCGAACCTGTGTACACAACCGCAATCAATCGGCTGGATATCGGTTACATCAATGCCACCCGAGACCGGATTTACAACACGGTTGGATTCACGATCGCTGAGCAGAATCAACCAACGAAAGCCACCGTCCGCGTTGGCATCTACAAAATGAGCAAAACAGACACAGGCCTTCCGAATGGCAATCTGACCCTGATTTGGATCTCGCCACTCAGTGCCAGCATTCAAAGTCAGTTCGGCCTTGCTGCGCAGGACATCAAGATCGATCTCGGAGTTGACGTCATCGCCACCAAGGGTGACATCTTCGCAGTGTGTGTTGTGCAGACCGGCAGCGCGAACACTCAGCGACATCTGCTCGGCATGCAGACGGCGAGGAAGAACGCGATTTCCGGCGTCTTTCCCACGCGCTTGGCGATGACAAGAGCAGGTGAAACGGCACCACCAAACACGCTCACCCCCGCTCAGTTGGACAACACGTCAACCTGGGTTCCTTGGATGTTCCTCGGACAGTCCTTGGGCTTGATCAAGATGAACTTCATCGACCTGTTCGACCGATCGAATTCAGGTGCACTCGGGCCGAACTGGGCCACCTACGGCGCCGGCATGGACATCGTCAACGGCGTTGCGAGATGCAAGCGCATCAACCGCGGCAACCTCACCAGTCGCGTGGAGGACCGCTCACAAGGCGTGTACGTCTCACAGCTGGCTACCGACACAATGGCAGCGTCGGGCAAGATCGACGCCTTCGATCGGTCCCATGCAGACCTGGAAGAGAATCCACGTGCACAGGTCGCCGTGCGCGTGAATGCAGATATGACCAGGTTCGTCTCTGCGACAGTCCGATTCGGAATGATCGAGATCCGCGCCTATAGTTCCGCCAATCCCGCCGGCGTAACCAAGAATTCGACCGCACGAACTTGGTCCTCCGGCGACGTTCTGGAACTGAGAGCCACAGACGACGTCGGCACTGGCAGAACGGACTTCACCGCCTATGTCAACGGATCGCCCGTCCTCTCTTGGACCGACGCAGGCAACGAAGCAAGCAAGGGCCCGGCATTCCGGCGCGCTGGATTCGAGACGGCCTCCACGCACCGCGGCGCAGTGTTCGGCTACCTCTCCATCCCCTCGGTGGGAATTGACGAATGGAAGGCGAAAGACCTATGAGCACATTCACTGTCGACGGCGTCGATGGAATAACCTTCACGGCCGCGCTCGATCCGAACGAAGCCAACTGGCTACTGATAGAGGGCTACAACCGGGCGGGCGAGTTGGTGACACGAACGGGAATCGCCGTCACTCCCGACCCGATCGAAGATGTTGCCCTTACGCCGGAAATCGTCACGAGCCCAACCGCCGCCGACCGCGACGCTGCCGCCGAGTACATCGAGTCTCTCGCGCCGGATGACCCTCCACAGGAAGATAATTCGATAGTGGGTGATGAACATGACGGTCATCAGTGAGAACTTCTCCGACATCACACTCAGGCCTGATGAAGTCACGCTCTACTACTTCACCGACTCGATGCGTGAGAAGTCCAGCCATGCCGGACTGATCACCGCCAAGCGAGTCGCGGTCGAAACGGTCAATGGTGTCGCGACCTCCCCGCAACTCGACCCAGGTCCCGCATTGGTTGAGATCGTCACGCCGGACTGGCGCCGCGAGTACTCGATCCTGATACCGAATTCCAGTGCAACAGTCGCGCTCTGGCCACTCATCGACGCGCAGTCGACGCCGCCCGGAATTGGCGAACCCGGCTTTGTGCGTAACTCCGGCGGCATCGCACGCATCCAAAGAATGACCACGGCCGAGTACTCAGCTCTCGCACACAAAGACCCCGAAACTCTCTACGTCACCTTCGACAACTAGGAGACATCATGGCCCCCACCGCCAAGCTCTACGGCAAGATGTTCGAAAGTCTGTTCAATGCCGAAATCAATTGGGCTGCACACAATATCAAAGCGATGCTGTGCACCAGTGCCTACACTCCAGATCAGGACACACACAAGTATCGGTCCTCCGTGACCAATGAAGTCTCAGGGCCGGGATACACGGCGGGTGGCGTTCTGCTTGGGAGCAAGTCCTCGAACTACACCGCCGGCACCAACACCTTCACTCTCGATGCCTCGGATACCCAGTGGCCCGACTCGACACTCACCGGCCGATACCTCGTCATCTACGACGACACCCCGTCGACGGCCGCCACGAAGCCGCTGATCGGATACGTCGATTTCGGCGCCGACGTGTCCACGACATCCGGCGTCTTCACGTCCGTCTGGGACGCCGCCGGCATCCTGGCCTTCACCACGCCGTAATCAAGGAGGCGCACGATGGGCTTGTTCAACCGCGGCCAAGCCGCATCAGCGCTGATCCTCAACGAGAAGCGCGCCGTACGTGCCTATCTCGGCGAGGAACTGATCTGGGACGGAACGACGCCCGCCTACATCGACGTTCCAGTAATCGCCGTGAGCGCAGCAATGCTTCCACCTGTAGTGCGAGCCGATACGCACAGGGATGTGCCGCTCATTTCCATCGGCGCGGCAATGAATCCGCCCTCCGTGAGCGGCTCGTCCTCCGTCCGGCCTGAAACAGCGATCATTGTCACGGCGGTGATGCTTCCTCCGTCTGCAACGGCAGACTCGGCGATCTCCGTTCCGCGTATCGACGTCTCCGCGATCATGCTCGCGCCGGTTGTATCGGAGTCCTACGACGGAACTGTCGACGTTCCGCTGATAACTGTCGACGCGGTCATGCTGCCGCCGAAGATCGCCGTGGACTTCGTCGGTGCTGTCCCCCCGATTTCGGTCATTGCGGAAATTCTCACGCCGATCGTCACGGCCACCGGCACGGCAGTCGTCAACGCGCCACTGATTCCGGTCAGTGCAACCCTGCTTCCACCTGCGGTATCTGGCACGGTGAAGATCGCTTCGCCGCTGATCACTGCGACAGCAACGATGCTTCCGCCGGAACTGCGCCGCGATGGGAAGGTCTCGCCGCCACTGATAGTCGCGTCGGCGAGCATGCTTGCGCCCAATGTTCAGGCGATCAACTTCACTCCGTCTGGGATGACGAAGAACGGCAACTGGTATCCAGGTTCGACGTATCCATGGGTCACAGTCCCGGCGTGGACAGCGGACGCAGGGTCGACTGTTGTCAGTGACGGAGTCACGGCGCGGGGGACGAAATCAGACGCGGTTGTCACCTCACAGGTGAGGGTTCGGAATGCTGCGTCAGGCGGCAACGAGTGCGCTATGCGGATACTAGTGGGAGGTGTCGTCGTAAAGACCGGATCCGTCGTATCAATGGGTGGAAGCCAGACTGTGAATCTGTCGCTCTCAACCGATCCGATATCCGTGAGCACCGGCCAGATCGTCACCGTACAGATCCAAGGGCAATACGGGTTCCTGGAAGTCCAGGCCGGGGCAGATACCTGGGTCCGTATCGACAGACAGCCTTTGGGAATGACGAAGGCCGGAAGCTGGGTACCCACGGCCAGCGGCTCATGGCTCACAGTGCCCGCGTGGACCGCAGAACCTGGAGCTACGGTTTCCGGCAATGGTGTCCAGCCTCGGGACACGAAGGCGAATGCTGTCGTGTCAGGGCAGCTCAGCGTTACCGCAGCAGGCGGCGCTTACCAGGTGAGTGTGCGTCTGAAAGTAGATGGCGTAGTCGTGAAAACCATCACGGACTACCCCCTCGCGGGATATGCGACGACGAATGTTCCGATCGCATCCGATCCGATGGCAGTCGCCGCCGGCCAGGTCGCAACGATCGAATGCTGGTTCGCGAACTATGCGAACTCATTCACGATCCAATCCGGCACGATCACCTACCTCCGCATCACCTGACCTGATCCTTCACGACAAACCCCCCGATCTCATCGCATCCAGCGGTAAGGTCGGGGGTTTTTTTCGTTGCACGCGCAGGTCATAATTCGCGGATTTCGATCGAATTGTCATTTTATGACGGCGGACGAATCACCTCGGTGAACTACGCTCAAGCCGTTCGAAGGTGTCGCCAATCCTGTAGCTCAGCCAAGTGACTTCGCTTGAATCCAAACCGTTTTGAAACCGCGTCGGTTCCTCCCTGGTTTTCGATCAGCCAGCTGAGCAAGGTTCCGTACTTCGGGCGGAAAGATCCCGGTTCACTCCTACGCCATTTGGACATCTGGATCTGCAGTGACCGATACCGTGAGTCGTCGATATATTCCAACTCGTGCGCTCTGTAGATGAGCGCGGCGATTGACACGCCCCACGCCGACTTCAGCGAAACGAAGTGTCGCATACTCGGCCTATCGATCATGGCCGCATCGAAATCGGCGCGTGGAAACAGCACTGCACCGGCGAACCTGTTTGCCTCCGTTTCGACGTGGTCGTTCCTGCTGGTGTACATCGCAAGGTGACCAATCTCGTGGGCCAAGCTGAATCGAAGGCGGTCGCCAGGCACGGCGGGATTCAGTCCAATGACGGGCACTCCACTAACCCATGACGACAAGCCGTCAACACCTTCCAGCCCCCGGATGGGAATCAGACAAATGCCCGCTCGTTCCGCGGCGTCGGTCAAATTCTGGATTGGACCAGACTCTTCTCGATCCAGGAGAGATCTCACCTCAGCAGCCACTTCCTCTACCGTTTCCGTACTGGTCGGCGACGTGAGCCTTTGAAGGTTGCTCTTTGGCGCCTGGGGAGTCACCTGCTGGAGCTCACCGAAAACTTCACCAGCGAGCCGTATTAGTTCCTTCGCGCGCTTTTTCGATGACACTGAAGTTGCGGCTTTGGTTCTATGTAGGGGCTCGGACATATCCGGGAGGCGGAGACGGTCGTCCCCATATCCGATGCTTTCTAGGCTTCCGGTGAAGCTCCGTCGCCCACTTTCGATAGCCGAGATCATTGCCGTGGAGAGGCCTAGCAGCTCGGACATTTCAGACTGTGTGATGCGTTCAATCTCACGGTAAGACTTCAAACGGTTCATACGTCGGTCCCTGTGTCATCGCTGATGTCGCCAATCTGATCCCAGTTCGTCCCCCCGCCCTGATTGAACTCGCCAGTATCACCCTCGGGAGACGGGGATGGGGAAGGCCAATGGCCGAATTGACCAGGCTGCCGACCGAACGGCTGCTGCGGATACTGACCGTAAGGCTGGTTTGGGTCATGCGGGGGCTGAGTCATGGCAATCCTTCGAAGACTGTTTGCGCGGCGAATGCCTGCGCAATTCAGATATCAAACCAGACGGACCGGACGTTACAACTCAGTTGGTCGGTTTCCCTTTTGCCGCTAGGACTACGGATTGCCCGCCTGCATTCCAGCCGTCGTCACCGCTTGCGCAAACCGCCGAGCATCACCCTCCTGTTTCGCCTTCGCCTCGATCAGGATTGCCATGCCGCTCTCGAACTCAATGGTCAGGTAGATGTTGTTCGTCTTCTTCTTCGCCATTGCGCCGATCGCTGTGCCAATGCCGAAAGTGATCACCGAGCCAACTACGAGCCGAGTTGCGGTTGTGCGCCTTTGGGTTCCTCCTATCTCGACAAAGCCCTTCGCTCCACGCGTCGGGTAGCTATTGCCCTTGAATTCGATTGATTCACGCCCGAGCGTGATTCCCTCGAACTTGGCGAGCGTTGCGTTTCGATCGGCTGCGGCCTGGCGGGCCGATTTTTCAGCAGATTTCTCACGCCTTCGCTCGCCCTCGCCCTCCTTCCACTGCTTGTTTCTCGCATCTTGCGCCGCGTACCAGTCCTTGAATCCCATAGCGGCGATCAAACCAGACGGAATGCCGATAGCGGCTAACTCGGCTGGTTTTTACCGCGGCGAGGCTGCCGCTTTGTCATCGCCGACAATCCTCGTCCGAGTCGGTCCACCGAAGACTTCGAGCGGCGAGTATTTGCGGCGAGGTAGAGCGTCGTTGTCGATAGATGCTGATGACCAAGTGCAACCTGTACGTCTCGCACGTCTGCCCCGAGGTCCGCCAGCCTCGTCGCAAATCGATGGCGGAGTGTGTGGAGCGTGTACGGGAGACCAATCGCCTTAAGGTGCGCCGAAGTGATCTGCGTGAGTCGGTTTGGCGTGTAGGGCTGTCCATTCTTGGAGAGGAACAAGAACCCCGTCCTGCCCATAAGTGGGCGGATCTCGGCATAGATGTCGGGCGCGATCCTGATGATCCGCTCATGCCCACCTTTGCCGTGTACGACCAGGTATGCGCCACCATTCTTCTCATCCTCTCGAATATCACTCCGCGTGATTCTGGTGATTTCTCCGCAGCGGAGGCCGCAGTAACCAGCAAGCAAGAAAACGCAAAACAGTTGTAGGTCGTAGCGAGACGTAATCAACGCGATCGACAGATCTTGCTCGGGGATCGGCCTGGGCAGCCGGCGCTTCAACTTCGGGGACACCAGGTGGATCGTCGGGTCGATTTCGATCACGCCATTGAGCAGTGCCCAGCGGTAGAACGACCGAACATGTGCCGTGTAGGTGGCAATGCTCGACGGCGCGATCTTGAGTCCGGCCTGCCACTCGATCAGGTCGTCGGCGGTCGCCTCAATGAGCGGTTTGCCTAGCTTTGCTTCAAGACGCTGGAGGTTGTCCAGGCGGTGGCGGATGGTCGTCTCGGTTGCGTTATGTAGCCGCAGATTCCGGATATGCAGGGCGGCGTGATTCGTTTTCATGAAGAAACATTTACCTCGTCGATACCCAGCTCACTGGCACTTTCGCGCACCTCGTCGAGGATCGGTTTGAAACGACGACGAGCGCATTGACGTGCGCTTTTGCTGCCCCGACGTGACAAGACTACGGCTCACCTTCGGTTGCGTAGGTTTCCCGGAAAACACCCCTCCCGAGGTGGCCTGATGCGGCGTCCGCTGCCCCGTCATCACATACATGAGATCCAGGTCCGCAAAAGCGCAGACGCGCGTAACTTCTTCGACGCCAAACTCCACCTTGCCGGTCATTCGCGCGGATAGCGTCTGTTGGGTCATGCCGCTTGCCTCAGCGATCTTCGCCTGCGAAATCCTGGGCAGCTTTCCTGCAAGTTCCTGACGCACTCGTCGAGCGACAGCGGAAGCCACAGTTTCGCCGTCATTGTCCGTCAAATTCGTTGCGCTCGTCATGACGTTGATAGTACATGCACGGCTTGTAACAGCAAGCTCAGCACTACTGAACGCGCTCGGCAATATAGATGAATTCGAATGACAGGCTTGTCATCTACGCCCCTGACGCGTAACTTTCGTGATTGTGAACATGACACCAGCACAACGGGTCGCCGCAAATGTTCGCAGTGAAGCTGCCAGGCAGATGATTTCCCAGACGCAACTAGCGCGAGCAATCGGAATGAGTCAGCAAATGCTCTCCCAACGAATGCTCGGACGAGTGGCATTCAATGTCAACGAGTTGACCGCAGTAGCGGAATTCCTAGGAGTGCCAGTCGCGCATCTTCATTGCACAACTGCCGTTGCCTAATCCCCCACCCCAGAAAAAATGCCCGCTCGGTGCTCCAACACCGAACGGGCCAGCCCCCAGAAAGGAACTCTGATGACCGATCATACTTCCCCTCCCTTGGATGGCAACACGCCCGAGGAAGGTCTCACCATCTGGCTCACTCTCTACTCCGACGTCACAGGCACCGCCCGCGCCGGCTTGGTCCGCAATCCTGACGGCACCACCAGCGTGGCAATCGACACTCGAGCAGGCATGAATCAAGACTCGGCCGACGAATTCGGCACGCTCGTAAAGCATCTCGGACAGGTTGCCACACTTGGGCATTCACTCGAAGTGCCGTCCGATAGTCCCATCAAGTCAACCGAAAGTGTGCGCGCTCAAGTTGCTTACGACCTGACTGCCCTGCGGCACATGGTTCTCCAGACCATCTCGCCCAGTCTGGTTCAAACTCGACATGCAGGGAAGAAACTGAACCGTGCAGAGCGTCGTGAACGAGACCTGCGCCGCACCATTGCTCGTAAAGTCGGCACGGTATTCGACATCGACAAGGTAAAGGTTCAGGTTCAAAGCGCCGCAACGGCGGCAGGCGAGGCGTACGTCAAGCAGGCAGCGTCTCAGCAGCAAGAGGGTGCCGCAGTCGCCGATCTCCTCGCCGCCCACCGCGTCGCCGCCGAAATCGGCGCAAGCGTGAAGGATCTCGGACCCGCTTGCGGTCGAGAGGCTCGGGCCGCCGTCGTCTCGAGCCACCTCATGGGGCTGTCATTCTCTGACAATCCCGAGACTCGCGACGCCTCGCTAATCCTGTCCAGTCTTTCGTCGTTGGAGGTCGGCTTCGAGTTGACCGAGAGAGCCAAAGATCCCAGCAAGTGCAGTGTGGATGACCTTGGTGTCCGACTCGCCGCGCCGGATCATGTCATTGAGGCGCTCGACGGCCTTTCTCGTCACGCGAGCCTCTTCGGGAAGGTGGTACGGAATCTCGTCCATGAAACTTCTCCTTCTGTTGATGGTGGTAGCAACCCAACAGTAGGAGACGGGCAGGTCGCGGGGGTTGAAACAGCAGCCCCCGCGACTGACGCCAACAAGATCACGGTCACCCCCGAAGTGATCGAGGCCGTCGCAGAGCATCTGTTCGACACCGGAGTCGAGACTCCGATGATCAACAACCTCCGGTCGATCGCAGCCTGCCTTCGCAATGACCTCGATGATCCGGTCGAGGTGGCTGCGTCCGTAGATCCGACCAGTCGCAGCCACGCACTCTTCTCGCAGCTCGCCGACGCGATCGAAGAGGAGAACGAACGGAAGCGAGTCTTTCATTCGGCGCAGCGGACGCAGGTCGTGGCAGCTAAGCGATTCGAAGATGCCAGCAGTGCAGTCCAAGAAATCGAACTCCAGATCCGCAGGCTCGCGACGGGAGAGCAGGCATGAGCGTCATCGACCTTTTGACCTACGAAACTGGTGCACAGTTTCGCGTCTTCGGTTCCGCCGATGCGCCGACGTTCGCCCTGGTGGACGCCTGCATGATTCTCGATCTGACCAACTCCCGCGTCGCCGCGAAACAGCTCGACCCGAAGGATGTAAGTAGTACTTACACCCTCACTGCGGGTGGTCGACAGAAGATCACCGTCGTTAACGAGTCCGGTCTCTATGAACTCATCTTCCAGAGCCGCAAGCCGGAAGCGAAGAAGTTCCGTCGCTGGATCACCACCGAGGTTCTGCCGGCCATCCGCAAGACCGGCTCTTACGGCACCCCGACCCCACCCGACTTCACTGCCCTCGACCCGAACTCGCTCGCGTTCATCGAGCAGCTCGGCAAGGGCATGCAGTTGGCGATCGAATCCGCGAAGAAGAATCAGAGCAAGGCCGATGCGTTCGACACCTTCCTGAACGGCAAAGGTTGCTACCTGATCGACACGGTTGCAAACCTGATCGGCGCCAAACACAAGGCGCTGTGGTCGTTCCTCTTCGCCGAGAAGATTCTGATCGAGAAGGGGCCTCGTCGCCGCGAGCCGTACGCCAAGGCCAAGTTCGACGGCTGGTTCTCGGTCAAGACGCACGATCAGGACAAGACGAACGGTCACGCATCCCGCACCACGTACGTGACTCCTCTTGGCATGGAGGGCATTCGACTCCTCGCCATAGAGCGCAGTCTGATCGAGCCTCAACTAATGGTGCTGCCATCCTCGCCAATCAAGGAGTTGTCATCATGAACGACTTCGAGCGTCAGTATGCAATCCAACTCCCGAGCGGCAGACTCTTCAGCTACCCACCGCCGGAACCGAATCCGCTAATTCCAAGCTTCATGCGTCCAACCCAGCCACCGCACGAACCGCGCCCAGCCGTCTTTGACACCGAGGCTGATGCAATGAAGGTTCTGAAACTCATCCAAGTCGAGGCAGACAAGATCGGCGTCACGAACATCGGGGCGGTCATTATCTCGCGCGTCGTCGGACCATGGTCGGAACCAAACCTTGCCGGATTTATCGCTGCAGTCGAAGGCCATGCGAACGGAGATCCATCATGAAACTCACCTACGATGGCATCCCCATCGCAACCATCGAACGCGTCAAGCCGGCAGTGGAGTCCGGCCGCATCTACGGCGGATACTTCCGATTCGAATACGTCGGCGGCGGAACAGATTCGGCGTACGGCGACGAACTCCACATCGTCGGAGCCAAGCCATGACCCGCGACGAAGCCCTCAAAGTCCTCAAGGAGATCTCCGAGACCGACAAGGCACTCTCCCGCGAAATCAACCGCACCGCAACCAAAGACAGCTTCGACGCCAAGACTGTCTATGACCGACGAACCTACCGCTACCAGTCGTTCGAGCGACTCCTTGACGTAGCGATGTGGGCAGTAGCCGCAAGTCCCGCGTAACCCACAATCCCCGGTGGCGCCTCCCAAGTAAGACCGTTACCCGGCCCAGATGACCGGACGTCGGCGCCACCGGCTCAATCTTCTCCACCATTCATTCCCCCAAGACAGGACCCTCCGCGATGACGCATGTCCAAATGCCGACGATCAGCACCTCGCCACTCCCCCCGATCGCCGCCGAAGTCTGGCGCAACGTAGTGGCGACTGAGATCCAGAATCACCCGCAGCGCGCTCTGATCGGCGATCCGTCCGAACCCGAGGCTCAGGCGGTCGTCGCGGCCGACCTCGCGCGGCGTGATTTCGATGGCGCCGAGACTATTCGACCCGACGCCAAGTTCGACGCGACCGACCCGGATCAACTCGCGCAACTCGTAAAGATCTGCAGATTCCTCGCTACGGTCCTCGCTGTCGCCGCGCTCATCGTTGCCGGCGTCGCGTACATCATCTACCCAGAATTGCGGTGACGAAATGTTCTGGCTCGCACTGATCATCATGATCGGCATCGCCGGTCTCCTCATCCTCCCGACTCTGATGGTGAAGCCATGAGCGCTGATGAACTCCCCACGCTTCGCGACATGGCACTCGCTCTCGACGATCACGCAATCGAGATGACACAGAAGGGAAACCACGAGGAAGCTCTCGCGGCCGTCACGTTGGCAATGGCACTCGAGAGCCGCCACCGCCAGACTCTCGACGTTGGCTGGCCGAAGTCATGAGCGATCTCGACGCTGAGGGCGTCATCCTCGAAATCACCGAGAACGCACCGCAACTCGAAGGCTATGGACCGTGGGCTGAGGCGAGCATTCACACCTACGGAGACGCCAAACGCCTCGGCCTGGCCAGGGCGCACTTCGTCATCGAATCTCCAGACGGTGACGACTCGATGATCCATCTCGTTGCCGATGAGGTCGCCACTCAGCAGCAGCACGCCCCCGAGTTCGGCGCCGCAGTTGATCACGCCTACGACATGACCGACCAGAAGAACGGGGTCTGAAATGTCCTCCCCTGCAGCAATGCCCGGAGCTTCGGCGGCTAAGCGCAGACGTCGAGTGCTCGTCGAATACGAACGCATCACAGGCGAGCTCCCTGATGTGATCATCGGCCGCCCGCTAGTCGACTCCGACACATCGAGCGTGTACACGCGGCACGGGTTCCTCGAACTTCGAGGCGAGTGGCCTCGAACAGATGACATCGCCATCGCGCATCGCCGGATCGTCGCCGTTACGTTCGTCAATCCGAATTTCGACATCGGCACGCTCGTTGCCGCCTACGGACTTAAGCCCAGTGAGGAGCCTCCGTACTGATGACGTACCAACACCTCGACCCTGGCGTTCACCCGCACTCCGAGGAATGCCTTCCCGCCGAACCTGACCCCTTCCATGAGTACGACCCCCGAGACGATCTAGAGGACTGGCAACGATGAGCACCGAAACGAACGAAACCAAGCGCGGCCTTCGGGTCGTCAAGCTCGAAGCCGAGAATTACAAGCGCCTTTCGGCCGTCGAGATCATTCCCGACCTGGACGCTGCAACAGTCACGATCGCCGGACGCAACGCCCAAGGCAAGTCCAGTGTCCTCGATGCGATCTGGGCTGCATTGTCGAACACTGCCGCATCGAAGGGCACGACGACGACACGCCCGATTCGAGACGGAGAGAAGTCCGCGCGCGTCTCAGTCGACCTTGGCGACATCATCGTCACGCGCAAATGGGAAGGCGACAAGAACACACTCGTGGTCGAGTCCGTCGACGGAGCGCGGTTCCCTTCCCCTCAGCGGATGCTCGATGAACTGATCGGACACTTCTCCTTTGATCCACTGGCCTTCGCATCTCTGCCGGCCAAGTCGCAACAGGCTGAGCTTCTTCATCTTGTCGACCTGCCGTTCGAACCCGAAGCTCTTGCAGGTCAACGCAAAGCAGCCTTCGACGACCGGACTATCGTCGGACGCGCAGTCAAGCAGCTGCAAGGCCAGCTCGCTGGATTCCCTGAGATTGGCGACGACATTCCCGATGAGCCGGTGTCGGTCGCCGCACTAGTCGCAGAACTGGATGCCGCGCGCGACATCGAGGTTTCCTACGACGTCGCCAATGAGGAGATCGGAACCGCGCGAAACATTATCGCCGAAACCGACCGTGCAATCGCAGATCTCCAGGCGAAGAAGACGCGCTGGCTCGACAAGCTGAAAGAAACGAAAGAGCGACTGAGAAACCTACCTGAACGGGTGGACGTCGTACCGATTCGAGATCAGATCGATGGCGCCGAGACAGTCAATGCTGCTGTGCGACAGAAGCATCAACGGCAGGAGGTCATCGATCTGATTGCCGACGAGAAGGCGACCTATGACTCCCTCACTGCACGAATTGCAGAGTTGGACAAAACCAAATCGGACGGGCTCGCTGCCGCAGTTTTCCCCATCGACGGATTGGGGTTCGATGACGACGGCGTGACCTACAACGGCGTGCCGTTCGCCCAGGCATCGTCTGCCGAGCGACTCCGCGTGTCGGTGGCAATGGCCATGGCTCTCAATCCGCAGGTTCGAGTAATCCGCATATCGGATGGTTCACTGCTCGATTCCGAGAACCTCGCGGTCATCGAATCCATGGCATCCGAGCAGGGATTTCAGGTGTGGATCGAGGTTGTCGACGAGACGGGAACGATCGGAGTCGTTATCGAAGATGGGCAGGTGAAGGCATGACCGCCCCAACCGAACCCGGAGTCTACGACGGAATCCCCGACACCGTTTACCACGCCGATCGAAACTCTCTCTCGTCATCCGGCGCCCGAGCGCTCCTCCCGCCGTCGTCTCCCGCCAAGTTCCGACACAACCAAGATCACCCGATCTTCAAGGACGAGTTCGACTTCGGGCATGCCGTACACAAAGAAGTTCTCGGCGTCGGAATGAAGATCATCGAAGTCAAGGCCGATGACTGGCGCACCAAAGCGGCCCGCGAAGCGAAGGCGGCGGCGCACAGCACGGGCAAGATTCCGCTCCTGACAAAGGATCTGGAGAAGGTTCACGCCATGGCAACAGCCGTGCGCGAACACCCCACCGCCGCCCAACTTCTCAGCAACGGCAAGCCTGAGCAGTCGCTCTACTGGCGAGATCAAGCCACGGGAATCATGCGGCGTGCCCGCCCCGACTGGATGCCGAACCCCAACGGCTCCCGAATGATCCTCGTCGACTACAAGAGCGCGAACTCAGCCGACAAAGTCGACTTCGCCAAGTCTGCAGGCGATTACGGCTACCACTGCCAGGCTCCCTGGTACCTCGACGGAATCCGGGAACTCGGCCTCGACCCCAACCCTGCCTTCCTGTTCGTCGTCCAAGAGAAGGAAGCGCCCTATCTGGTGAACGTCGTAGAGCTCGCACCTGACGCGCTCGAGCTCGGCAGCCAGCTCAACCGCATTGCCATCGAGAGCTATGCGACCTGCATGCAGACGGGCATCTGGCCCGGCTACGGCGAGGACATCAAGCTCGTCGACCTCCCGCCGTGGATCTACAACCGAAACGAGGAACTCACCAATGTCCAGTCCTGAGCGATACCAGCCGGTCGCCCAACCGCCGGCACCTCGAACGGCGGTCAGTCAGGCGACGGCGATCGAGCAGTCGCGAGCAGTCGCCGAAGTCCAGGCCGCGGTCGTGGTGGCACAGAACATGCCTCGCGACATGCAGCGCGCCGAAGCGGAAATGCGCGACGTGTGCGGTCGACTCTCCATGGCCAATCACGCGTTCTATGACGTGCCCAACCGTGGCACTGGACCGACCGTGCACCTCATGCGAGAACTCGCCCGGATCTGGGGAAACATCCAATACGGCGTCCATGAACTCAGTCGCGACGACGAAGCTGGTCACTCCGAAATCCAGGCATTCGCGTGGGATGTGCAGACCAACACACGCTCCACGCGCACCTTCATCGCCCCTCACGCCCGCATGGCGAACAAGCAGCGCCGCAAGCTCACCGACCTCGGCGACATCTACCTGTCGAATCAGAACGTCGGCGCCCGCGCCGTCCGCGAATGCATCTCGACGGTCCTCCCGCGCTACTTCACCGAAGAGGCACAGGATCTCTGCCGAGCGACCCTCGAAAAGGGCGAAGGTAAACCGCTCTCCGAGCGAGTCTCGGACATGGTCAGCGCATTCGCGAAGATCGGAATCAAGGTCGAGCAACTCGAACAGAAGCTCGGGCTCGGTAAGGGTTCTTGGACCGCTGCGAACGTCGCCGACATGGCCATCACGTTCGTCTCGATCACCCGCGATGGACTCGACAAGAACGAAGTCTTTCCGCCCGCCAGAGTCACTGCCGACGAGGTCAAAGCCGCCTCAAGTTCCGGCGCAAAACCGGAACCTACGCAGGTCAAGGCCCCGACAATTCGCGAACGTCTCGTCGCAGCCCTCGTCCGCGAAGGCAAGACCGACGAGGCCGAACAGTTCGGCTACCTGTCCGGCGAGTTCAAGAAGAACGTCACGAGCCTCGATGACCTCACCGACGCCGAGGCGCTTGAGATGGCCACATTTCTCGAAACCGAGCAGGCCAAATCGGCCACAACAGAAGGAGATTCACAGTGAACGCTCAACCCCTGATCGAGGAAGCTCACGTCAAGTTCGCAGGCTCGTCGGCCGAGATGTTTGAAATGGAAGAAGTCGACACCAAGGTCGTTTTTACCGTCATGGGAACCATCAAGGGCGACTCTCGTGAGAAGCAGACCAATGGCGTCAAGCGCACGATGACAGTCAGCATCACCAAGGTCGTCAGGGGTGTCAGCGAGGCGATCTACGAAGGCGATGAGGAAGACCCCAGCCTCTTCGACACCCAGCCTGACGAAGAAGACGACGACGAATCCTCATCCAATGTCGTTGGCATCGGTCAAGGCCCGCAGTTCTCCGCTGGCGACTAGCCAACCCCCGCAGTAGATCCCGGGCCGCCGTCGTATTGGCGGCGGCCCGCTTATGCACAGGAGTTATCCACAATGGGCACAAACGAAGTCAGCACAGACGAAGTCATTACAGAGCTCACGAAGATCTACGGAGACACCTTCGATCGGACCGTCCGCCACACGTCCCTGAATCCCCGAAGAGAAGGAATCATTGCGGTTCTCGTGCATCTCCAGTCCACTAGACGACTAATGGCAGACGAGGTCGCCGATATAATCACCGTCGCGAACGCCGCACTGCAATACGGGGACAGCACACTTGGTGAGGCCGCACACCGGATTCTCTCTCAGTTTCCAATTACCGGAACTGTCAACCCCACAACCGAGCCCGACGACACTGACACTGAGCAGAGAAGCGAACCCGAGAGTTTCGAATTCCTAAACGAGCTGGCTCTGGCATTCCGACGCGGCGAAAAGAATGCACGCCCTCAGCACACGCCGGTCCTCGAAGGCATCCGGGCAGTCCTCGCGCATCTCACCGCGGCTGGCCGTCTCATCCCTGCCGGCGGTATGGCACTCACCGCCGAACAGGTGGAAGACGTGCGGATCGTGCTCGGTCTGAATGGTTCGCAGGACATCAAGGTTGTGCTCGATGCGCAAGCCCGCCTCCGCGCCCTGCTCCCGGCAACCGAACCCGCCGAGGTCAACGGCAACTTATCGGAAATTCCGAACAGTTCACCCGCCCCTGCCGAACCCGCCGAGGACGCGAAGCCGTGCGGGTCGAACAGCGTCACTCTCGGATGGTGCAAGCTGACTGCCCGGCATGAAGGTCTGCACACGAACGGAACCTACTTGTGGGGCACTGCGAGTGAGCCAGACCCGCCTGCCCTTGCCGAACCCGCCGAGGCAATCCGTGACGGCAGCGATCTCGTCGTCGTGCAGCGTTCGCACACCGCGAAGGCAGTGCAGTCGTGGATGACCCTGGACCTCTGGACCTACCTCGGGAAAAACGACAAAGACTTCGACGCCGAATATGAGCGCCAAGGGTTCGGGGATTTGTGGGCCACCCTCCTTGGCGAGGTACGCGCCCGGATTCAATCAACCACTCCCGCCCCTGCCGAACCCGCCGAGGAGGAGACGAAAGCGGAGGGGCGCGACCCTGACGCGCTAGCCAAGCGCCTGGCATGGATTTGGCATGACGGATGGGACGCATGCGGCGAGCGGGAACGTGGCTGCCTCCGCCGCGCAGCAGAAATGGCCCACTCGCATTACACCTCCTCGCCGGTTGTCCCTGCCCCCACCGAAACCGGACCGTGGCAGCGGATCGAAGACGTACCGGAATCCGTTGGCCGACTGACCGATCGTGATGGCGACGATTGGGAATGGGATGGCGACAACTGGGTCACTCCCAACGCGGCGATCCTCCCGACCACGTACATCAACCGGAACTTCGCCCCGTTCGTTGCGGCCAAGGAGGGGTGAGCATGACCATCAAACTCCTCGACCTGTTCTCGTGCGCTGGTGGCGCTGCCCGCGGATACCAAAACGCCGGCTTCCACGTCACAGGCGTCGACATCAACCCTCAACCCAACTATGCCGGAGATGCCTTTGTTCAAGGTGACGCACTCGAATACCTCGCCGCACACGGACACGAGTACGACGCCGTGCACGGTTCCCCGCCATGCCAGGCATCATGCACCCTCATCAAAGGCAACCAGAGAGCAACCGCCGGCAACCACATCAACCTAATCCCCGCCACACGTGCAGCGTTCGCGGAACTCACGGTGCCGACGATCATCGAAAACGTCCAAGGCTCCGACCTCCGACGCGACCTCACCCTGTGCGGGGAAATGTTCAGGCTCGGCGTGATCCGGCACCGCTACTTCGAGGTCACTGGTTTCGAGGTGGTGCAACCTCAGCATCAGAAGCACCGCGGCCGGGTTAGAGGGTGGAGGCATGGGACCTATTACGACGGACCATATGTCGCCCCCTACGGCAAGGGTGGCGGCAAGGGGACACTCGACGAATGGCGTGAGGCAATGGAGGTTCCGTGGATGGAAACTCATCAGGAGATCACTGAATGCATCCCCCCAAAATTCACCGAACTCATCGGACGTCAGTTGATGGCTCAGCTTGTGGGGGTGTCCTCGTGACTGGGGTGGATGTTGAGTACACGAAAGCCGAGTGGATCGCGAACCGTGCTGGCGACCTGATGGACAACTCAGGATGCACCCTCGAAACCGCCTACGAGGACGCTACGGAGCATTGGGACGAGTACGTCGATACCGAGTGGCTACCCGCCCTGGTTGCGGCTGTCGAGCGAGTCCAAGCACTGCACACGCCCGACGAGTTCGGGATGTGCGAAGGCTGCGGAGACAACGAACACGGATACGCCATCGTCCCTCACCCCTGCCCCACAATCCGAGAATTGGAAATCAAATGAGCACCGTGACGATCCCCGATCCCGACTCGCCCGAGTTCAAAGCCGCAATCCGGCCAGTGTGTGACGAGCAGTCCTGGATCTACGGAATGTCTCGCAGTGAATGCGAATACATCATCACCCAAGGCATCAAAGCTGCCATTGAAAGCCTGGAGGAATCATGAGCGACAACCGAACCCGAGCCAGCTATCTCGCAGCCCAGCTAGAAGTGATCAACACAGAAAAGAGGCTGATCTTCGAAGCGTTCGGCGAAAGCCTTACTCCCGGAGTCAACTACACGCCAGAGCAAGCAGCTGAACTGAACCGCCTCGACTTCGAAGCGAAAAGCATTGAAGCCGAACTGAAAACACTGGAGCAGTCATGATCCGCTTCTGGCGTTCGTACGACGGGGATCTGTTTCGCCGATCCATCGCCACCAACCGCATCTACCGCGTCGCCATCATCCGGCGGCTCGTCATTGCATGGGAGAAGAAATGAGCGATCAACTCGACCTACTGCCACTTGCCGAGCCGCGAACCGATATCCGGCTCAAGATCGCGAAGCTGTGGCTGAACGAAATCGCCCACCAGCCGATGAGTCTGGCTGCCGACGACGGCACCAAAGTCCTTGCGCTGTCCGAGCTGACACTGCGCCTCATCGAAGAATCCGGCTACACGAGGCAGGTGGCATCATGACTGTTCCGTTTCCCGGGGACTACCCCAAAGGTTTCGGCACTGGCCCTGGACCCTTCCAGCAATTCCAGACATTCTTCTGCCAGAAATGCGGGGCCGTGGTCATGGTCAAGGCACTTCACAAAGAGTGGCATGACCGGCTCGAACGCAACTTGGGGGTGTTGTCGTGACCGCGCCTGATCCGGGGAACGGTGTGCAGTTCGGATTCCGGCGACGGTGCGCATGGTGTGGCGTAGTACTCCGTGGCTGGCAGCTGAATCTCTGCCGAACGTGCAAAACCTCAGTCAACTACTCACCATCCCCACCATGTGCCCACGCCAGCCGATGGGATTCAGCACCAGACACATTCACGACACGGAGGCAACGATGACTGAGACGCCTGATCCGGGGTTGACCGACCTCATCGCAGCGGCGTTGGGCGACAAGATCATGCACACCAACGGTTCCGGCGATCGAAACCGTGCCTACGCCGCGCATGTGGCGTTGGTGGTGGAGCAGCACATGCAGACACAGACAGCGCGGATAGCGGAACTGGCGGCAGAGAACGTGCGACTGCGGGCACAAGTGGCGAGCATCGGACACGTCCACCCGGGCACATGCTCACCCGTCGAAACACATCCTGACGACCGCGAAATCAATGAAGCCATCGACGAATCCGAATGCTTCGCCGATGCCATGTTCGAAATCGCCGAAAAGTACGGGGCCAACGTTACTAACAACATGGACCGCTGGCAGGACGGCGTGTTCCTGCGCCACATTGCCGAGTTCATCGAAGACGTGGAGACCGCAGCGTTGAAGCACCTCCGCGCAGCTTTGGAAGGGGAACAGCAATGAGACTCAAACTCGCACCGAAACTTCGACCGCTACCCGAGCTGGGAATGCATCAGATCACCGCATCCCAGCTCGCCACAAACGGCATGGACGGCAACCCGATCTACAAGAGCGATCACATTGGCAGGGCCATCGCCGTCCGTGCAAACGGCGCGCTCCTCGCCGGGAAGCTGTGCGCCGTCACGGACTCCGCGACCTCCCCGCTGCTAGTTCTCGAAATCGGCTACCACAAGGTTGCGGTTCACCCAACGCATCCCGTCACGGTCGCACCCGAGGGTTACCAACTGAACGTGGTCGCTAGGCCGAAACCTGAAGGGGAACAGCAATGAGCCGACGCGAGTACACCATCCGACTTGCTTGCACATTCGAAGGATGCAAGGAGCGGTCATTCACCACCGCCACCACCCGGCGAGAAGAAACCGAAATCCGCCAGCAATACCAACGCAGCCCGTATCGCTGCGTACGACACACCAACCCCGACGAAGTGCTATCTGCTGACAATCCCGAGCAGACGATCACACTCACCGCAGAGAAGGTTGTTGCGCCACACCTACGTGGCATTGACCTCCCTGGCGAAGTTCGGCACCTCGACGGCCTCTTCTGGGATAAGCGGCAGGGATTCACGTACGGCCCAGGCTTTAAAGCCTACGCATCCGACTTCCCACCTGGAACAAAGCTGATCGTCACCGCCCGAATCGAACTGCCTTCTGAGGAGTCGTTGTGAGTGACACCGTGCTTCCTGACGTTGCGACCGCAGACAGCCCCGACGTGGAACTCTGCACCATCGGTGGCGTCGACCACGACTGGCGACCCCACGAGTACCTCCAATTCAACCGGCCGCACATCTCATGGCGCTGCGTCTGGTGCCACGCCGTCGCATGCGGCGACTACACCGAGACCGACCCATGCATGCGCCCCTACCACCACCACACAAATCACCTGTCCCGCTCCGGCATTCAATGGCCACTCGGCGGCGACCGACCCCAGGAGTCGTTGTGAGTGAGATCCGATCACAGGCCACACCCGCGAGGGGCGAACTGGACGCACGAGACATGGACCGGTTCACGCTGGCCGAGCTGATCCACGTCAACGTCTGCCACCGCAACCTGGAAAACTGCGAAGGAGAATGCGACCTCACCGCCAAGGAGGCGGTAAGCGCTGGTTGGTCGAAGCCTCGCACGGTGAACAGCGCGACCGAAGCCGAAGCGCTCGCAGAAGGGTCAGTCATCCTCGACGCCAGAGGGGAAGTGCTGCACTGGATCGACCGCGGCGACTACCTACAGTGGTCCGACATCTGGGGAAACGAATGCGGAGCCGACTACCCCGCGACCGTCCTCTTCACTCCGGGGGGCTCAACATGACTACCGACCGATGCCCAGTGTGTCGCCGAGTCATCTCCCTCGCCGACGACCGCAGCACGTGCCGGCATCGCGACACATTGGGCCGAACGTGCCCCATGTCCGGGCATGAAATCCCGATCGAATCAACACTTTCAAGAAAGGAGGCGACACATCATGGCTCGTGAGTTCGGCAAGATCTGGTTCTCCCTGTTTCAGGATGACCACTTCTGCGCACAGCCTCGTCTGGACAAACTCGTCTACGTCGCCCTCGTTGCACAGCCTGCGGTCAATTACGCCGGAATCTTGCCCATGCAGCTCCGTAAACTCCGCAAGGCATGTGGAGGCACCGAGGAGGAAATCAAGGCCGCCCTGATCCGTCTCGAGCGCAACCGATACGCCTTCACGGACAGCGATACCGAAGAGATTTTGATCCGCACATTCATTCGAAATGACGAGGTTTACAAGCAGCCGAACCTGCTTTTGAACGCTCTCCGGTCGGCCGCTCAGGTGGAGTCGCCGAAACTCGGCGCGGTCCTTCTCGACGAAATCGCCAAAGTCGAGGTGCCGAAGTTCAAGAATGTCGCAATTCTCAAGAAACTCGACGCGGCCATGGCTGAAGGAAACGTGCGGCTCACAAGCCTTTCGGAAGGGATGCAGGAACCCTTCCCGGAACCCTTTGCGGAAGACTTCCCGGAAGGGTTACCCGAAGGGATACCGGAACCCTTTGCGGAAGGGTTCGAGCGACCTGGGGAAATGGAACCCTTCCAGGAAGGGATACCGGAACCCTTCCCGGATCCCACAGTTGTAGTTGCAGTTGCAGTTGCTAAGTCACCTACTGCAGAACTTAATTTGGGAGGGCGCGGGCGCGGGGCGATCGAAGTTGTCGATTCCGAGATCGAACCCCCACCCGCCCACTGCCCACAGCACATCGACGAACCGACGACCGCGCCCTGCCGGGCTTGCGGCGAGGCGAGGCGAACGCGCGAAGCCTGGGATCGCGAACGCGAGAACGAGTCCAAGCTCGCCCTCTCGGCCGAGAACCGACGAATCGCCGAACTCAAAGCCGAAGCCATCGACGAGTGCTCGATGTGCGACGAACGTGGCTACGTCGGAATCCGGCCCTGCGATCACGATCCGGACCGATTCGCCCGCGCACGTCGCGGAATCGACTTGGTCAACGAAACGCTCGCCCAGAAGCGAGCCGAGGCTGCGGCAAAGGAGTCCGACGATGAATAACTTCGAAGATCTGATCAACCACGAATTCGCACTCACGGTTTCGTGCCAGGAATGCAAATCCCCAATCGGCGAAGACTGCACTCGGGTCGACATCAAGGGCCAGCGTCACGCGCTGCAGAACTTCCCGGCGCACCATTCGCGGCTCAAGCGGGCCGAGCGAATCAAGCGATTGCAGGAATTCGACGCTGAGCGCGCCAAAACCCTCGTTGGTGAACAGGAACGCACAGAATCCGATTTCGTCGCTCCTGAGGGCAACCAGGCGGTAAAAACCGCTATCGAGGGATCGAGGCGGGAGCAGTGAACGCGCATCACTTCAAGTTCTCGACCAACTGGCGGGGCCAGCACCGGCTGTGCGGGATGTGTGCTTGCGCCTACGGCGAGGGTGATCATGTTGAAATCGCAATCCTCAAGCCGTACACGAGTTACGTCTGCCCATCCGGAAAGAGCCTCGGCCATAGCGGCATATGGACCGGTGCCTACATCCCAACATTGCGAACGATGCGGGACCACTTGTGCGACTGTGGTCTTGAGCTGGTCGAGGAGGACACGGAACTCTGGCAACTCTCATGGGAGATGCAAGACGATAATGCGTCCTGGCGTCGGATAGATCGTGTTGGATCGAGCCACTCCACCAAGCAGCAGCGCGACGGTCTCGAAACGCTCATAGCGGCAGGTGAGGCCATTCGCGATGTTCGGTTGGTCCGCCTTGTTGCGGAGGTCGTCCAATGACCGCCGTTGTCGGCTTGGATCCATCGCTCACGGCAGCGGGAATCGCGATCCTGAACGATCCGAAGACTGCCGAGTCCCCGAACATCCCGAAGCTCGCCAGCGTGGGAGTCAGCGGGTCGGAATCGGCAACCCTCGCCGAACGCAGCATCCGAATCGCCGACCAGTCCGACCGAATCCTCCGATCGATGCCCCAGGGCGTTCGGCTCGTCGTCATCGAGGCGCTGCCGTTCAGCGCTCCGAAGTTTGCCGGCAAGTACCAAGAACGGTGCGCGCTCTACTACCGAGTCGTGGACTTTCTCGCGCGTCGGAAGATCCCGGTCGTCGAGGTCGGCGTCACGACACTCAAGAAGTTCGCGACAGGTGACGGCAAAGCCGACAAACGCGAAGTGATGACCGCCATGCAGGATCTCTGGCCACACGCCCGGATTCGCGACGATAACCAGTCAGATGCATTGACCCTTGCGACAATTGGCGCAATGCATCTCGGCTGGCATGAGCCGGAAATGATGCACCACTTCTCGCCGAAAGTCGACTGGACAGGAGTCCTCAAATGACCGAAATCGCCCACAGTGAACCGAAATTCAAAGCAATCGCCGACGCCAACACGGTCCTGCGTGGCCAAGTCGGGTCAGGTCTCCATGGCGTCACGACCGGAAATGACGACCGCGATGAGATGGGCGTTTGCATCGAACCGCCCGAGTTCGTCATCGGCGTAAGCAAATTCGAACAATATCAATTCCGAACACAACCCGAGGGCGTTCGATCGGGTGCCGGTGATCTCGATTTGGTCGTGTACTCGCTCCGCAAGTGGGCTCGACTGGCCGAAGCTGGGAATCCGACCGTGCTACTGCTCATGTTCATCCCGCCACACGAACTCGTCCTGAACACGTACGTCGGCGAGGATCTACAGGCGCATCCCGAGCGGTTCGTGTCACGGCAATCAGCTCTCCGATTCGCCGGATACTTGAAGTCGCAGCGCGAACAGATGCTCGGACTCCGAGGTAAGAAGCACACGAACCGACCCGAGCTCGTTGACGTGTACGGATTCGACACCAAGTTCGCGTATCACATGGTGAGGCTTGGCATTCAAGGCGTGCAGTTGTTGACCGAGGGGCGAATCACGCTGCCGATGCCTGCCGACGATCGCGCGTGGTTGACCGAACTCCGCAACGGTGAACACACGCAGTTCGAAGCGCTCGATCGAGCCGCGGATCTCGAATCGCAATTGATGCAACTATCGCGAACCGCCGACTACCCGAAGCAGCCGGACCGCGCGCGAATCGACTCATGGCTCGTGTCGACCTATCGCGGTTGGTGGGATTCGAAATGAGCGACATCATCGACGAGATCGACGCGCTGGTCGACGAGCAGCTCGGCGGCTACAGCGAGCGAAGTGGCTACGACTGCAACGTGAATCAGGATCGGTGCGGACACTGCCATCGCGAGTGGCACGGGTTGAAGATCACCGAGCGCATCGAAAGTATGGCTGCGCATGTCTCCTACGATGAGGGCTATCGCTACGCCGACGACGACAGCGAAGTCCTCTGTCCCGGCTCTGGTTTCATTGGACCATGGGCGACGAAACGGCAGATCGAGCGGATGCGTTCGAGTGAGTTGAGCTATCTCGATATCGGTTGGATTCAAGACTCTGACATCGAGGCCATCCCGTGGATCTCACCTCCAATCCGCAACAATCCGTACGCACGTCGACCAAGGCAGGGGCACAGCCAGTTGGTTCGCGGTGACGTGGTTGCCGTGACCATGGCTGGTGAACATCGATACGTCGGCGTCATTGTCGACATTGTCGAGCGCAATGGAAGGGTCGAGTACACAACGGAAGATCCCCATTACAGCGCACGGGCACAGCAGTTGCGCGATGCGCTAGCGCGGGAGCGGGCTTTAGCTAGGGAGGTTGCGATCCGGGGTGCTGAAGCCTCGCAGGTGATCATCGACGAGGGTAGGCCGCACAGGTACGGCGAAGACTTCTCGTTTGGAGACCCGGCCTTTCCGCCCGAGATGCAGTTTCCGCGGGAATGGCCCGACTTTGCAGGCGCACTCCAACGCATCCTCGGAATGACGAACCCTTTCGCGTCGGCCATTGGGGAGATTATCGAAGCGGCAGACCATGCAGCGCAGGCGCTCTCAAGATTACTGCCCGAACCCGACACCCGCACACCACAAGAGCGCGCACTGCCCCGGCCGAGCACAACACCGCCAATGTGGGCCGTCGACGCCGGCAGACAGCGCAGGACTCGAACGAATTCACGAAGGAGGCACCGATGACCACGGATTGTCACAACTGTGGCCGCACGGTGGCCGACGATTTCGACCTGTGCCACGACTGCATGGCCACGCTCGTCAAGAATCTGGAGTCGGTGCCAGGGCTCGTCTCGGACATCCTGATCACGAGGTCTCGTCAGGATCGCATGAGCAGCAACCTCGCTCGCGGAAAGAGTGCCGAGACCGCACTGCCGATCAGACTTGACCAGTACGACCAGCGTCCGACGCAACGGCCCTTCGACGCGCTGACGAACGAGCTGGTCACGTGGGCGCGTGATCTCAACGCGTTGATCGGTGGCGAACTGGATGCCGCCCTGGACTCACGAGGACTGCGGGACATCGTTCATCGGCATCGCCACAGTCGGCGGCCAGATCCCGCGTCGCTGTCACAGGACGGTGCGCTCGACGCCGAACTCGCCGCGATATGGCTCTCGCTGTACGCCAACGATCTACGTCGCCACCCTGCCGTTGCCGAACTGTTCGACGGAATCGAGGACGCGATCGCTCGGTGCCGCAAGGCGATCGACCGCCTTCCTGAGTTGTCGTACAAGGGACCGTGCCCGCATGTGAGCTACGACGAGGAGCGGCAACCGTTCACCTGCTCGGCCGATCTGTACGTCGAACGCGGTGAGGATTACGTGAGCTGCCCGCGCTGTTGGACGCACCATCGAGTGAGGGATCTTGAGCGATCGATCATGGACAAGATGGGCGAGCAGCTGTTCACGGCGGCCGATATCGAGCGCCTGACGCGAGAGATGTTCGAGGGAAAGTTCATCGCTGCCGCAACCGTCCGACAGTGGCGTCACCGAGAGATCATCGAACCGAGGGCGTGGAAACAGGCTGACGGCACGATGTCTCGCTACTGGATTCGGCGCAGTGACCCACCGATGTACCGATTGCAAGACGTGCTGGATGCACGAAGCCGAGGAGAGTCATGACGATCGAAGAGTTCCTGGAAGCACGCCTGGCGGAAGATGAAGCGTGGGCGCGCGATACGGAGACTGCTCAAGATCGGGACGCATCATTCGGCCGCATCACCGTTCGACGGTGGCTTCCATCGTTCCCGCCCGGTAAGCCGTATCGCGACCCGTGGCCGCTGCCAGGTGAACCGAGGCTTGTCCTTCGTGAGGTTGCAGCCAAGCGGGCGATTCTCTCGGCATCGAGAGACACCTATGCAGGTCCGCCATGGGAGGACTCAGACATCGAATCTGGTGCGGCTGATGCATGGAACGGACGGCAGGCTGCGTATCGAGAGGTGTTAATCAGTCTGGCGTCCACCTACTGTGACCATCCTGATTTCAGCGAGGAATGGCACCCCGACACGCCCGTTGACCCCGGACTTGAAACGCTCTGACCTGCGTGTCACACTTGACCTCGCGCGAGCAATCGTGCACCCCAAATACTGAAACGACACCCCCGGCCAACGTCGGGGTTGTTTTCGTTTAGGCCCCACCAAAGCCACCCAGCCCTGTTGCAGAGTGCCGCCCCTCGCCGGCCGTGCGCTCCGGGGCTGGGTGCACACAGACCCCCACCCCGGTTTAGGTCACCGCCCCGTCTGAGAACTGCGGGGAGAACGGAATCCAAGCAAGGCATATGAGGCCAACCTCGCAACTCCACGCCTCGCCACGCT